GCAGACCATCGCCGACGCCGCCGGCACCGTCACCGTCGAGCGCACGTAAGCCGGGGCGCGCATGTTCGCCCTGACCCCCCTCGCGGTCGCGCTGCAGGGCATCGGCTACGGCAGCTTCCTGTCGGCATTGCAGGGCCTGGCCGATGTCACCGTCGCGCCAGCCACCGGAGAAGAAGACGCCACCGGCGGCGTCCACGCCCCCATCAATGCCCGCCGCCGCGTGCGCCGTGCGGTGTACCTGCCCGCCGACTGGGAAGAGCCGCCCGACCCCGCCGCCATCGCCGCCATTGCAAACCGCGAAGACGAAGAGCTGCTGTTCGAGCTCGGCGTGCTGTAGGCGCAGGCACCGTGCGGCAACACCGCCGCAAATTGTCTCAAGTTCCCCCGAGCTTTGAGACAGCGCAATCCGCACCATCACGCCTCATGACGCAAGCCATCGCGAAGCCCGCCGCCGCAGCACCTTCCGTGCGCAACGTGCCCATGCAGTTGCGCGATGCGCAGTTCTCGCCCGCCAGCTTCAACGACGCCGCCCGCACCGTCGATGTCACCTGGACCACCGGCGCCAGCGTCACCCGCTACGACTGGTTCAATGACCAGGCCTACGAAGAGTCGCTCGCCGTCACGCCCGAAGCGGTGGACATGAGCCGATTCGCCGCCGGCGCCGTCCCCGTGCTCGACAGCCACAACCGCTACGGCCTCGACAGCGTCATCGGCACCGTGCAGCGCGCCTGGCTCGAGAACGGCGTCGGCAAGGCCACCCTGCAGCTCAGCGAACGCGACGAGCTCGCCGGCCTGGTCAAGGACATCAAGAGCGGCGTGATCCGCTCCATCAGCGTCGGCTACAGCGTCGCCCGCTACGAGATCACCCGTGCGCAGGACCGCAAGGACGGCGGCAAGCTGCCCCTGTACCGCGCCGTCTCCTGGCAGCCGCAGGAAGTGTCGTTCGTGCCGATCCCGGCCGATGCCGGCGCCAGCACCCGTTCCCAAGCCTCGCAAGGGCATCCCTGCGAATTTTCCGTCCGGGCGGATGCCCCTCTCAACCCTCTGAAAGACACCACCATGACCGAAGCCGAACTGCAAGCGCAGCGCGATCAGGAAGCCATCGTCGCGCGTGCCGCGCAAGAAGCCGCCGTGGCCGCTGAACGCCAGCGCTCGGCCGACATCACCTCGCTGTGCACCCGCCACGGCGTGCCGGCCGACAAGGCCACGAAGTACATCGCCGACGGCGTGCAGCTCGACGCCGTGCGCAGCGCCATCCTCGAAGACCTGGCCACGCGCGATGCCGCTGCCGGCGGCGCCCGCCTGAACGTCACCCGCGTCAGCCTCGGCACCGATGAAGTGCAGACCCGCCTGGCCGGCATTGAAGAGGCCATCAGCCACCGCGTCGACGCCAAGACCACGCTGACCGACAACGGCAAGCAGTTCCGCGGCATGTCCCTGCTGGAAATCGGCCGCGAGCACCTCGACCGCGCCGGCGTCAACACGCGCGGCCTCTCGCGCATGCAGCTCGCCACCCAGGTGCTCCAGCACCGGTCCGGCGGCAGCATGTCCACCAGCGACTTCGCCAGCCTGTTGCAGAACGTGGCTACCAAGCGCCTGCGCTCCGGCTACGAAGAGAACATGCCCAGCTACCAGCGCTGGGCTCGCCGCGCGCCCGATGCGCCCGACTTCAAGAGCATGTCGGTCGTGAACCTCGGCGGCGCGCCTGACCTGCTGCAGGTCAACGAAGCCGGCGAGTTCACCTACGGCGCCATGACCGACGGCAAGGAGACCTACTCGATGGTCACCTATGGCCGCATCGTCAGCCTCACGCGCCAGGCGCTCATCAACGACGACCTGCGCGGCTTCGACCGCCTGATCGGCGCCTTCGGCAACAGCGCCGCCCGCCTGGAAAACCGCACCGCCTACGCCATCCTCACGGCCAACGCCAACCTGGCCGACACCGGCGCGCTGTTCAACGCCACGGCGGTGACGACGGCCGGCGGCCATGCGAACCTCACCTCCAGCGGCACCGTCATCAGCGTCGCCAGCCTGGGTGTCGGCCGCGCCGCGATGCGCAAGCAGAAGGGCCTGCAGAGCGAAGAGCTGAACCTCGCGCCGCAGTTCCTGATCGTGCCCGCCGCGCTCGAAGCCGTGGCCTACCAGTACACCAGTGCGAACTACGTGCCGGCCACGTCCGCCGCGATCAACGAGTTCCGCGCCGGTGGCCGCACCGCCGTCGAGCCCATCGTGGAAGCGATCCTCGACGCGAACAGCGCCACCGCCTGGTATCTGGCGGCCGGCACCGGCCAGGTCGACACGGTCGAGTACTGCTACCTCGAAGGCGCGGCCGGCCCGGTGATCGAGTCTGAAATGGGCTTCGAGGTCGACGGCATCTCCTACAAGTGCCGGCTCGACTTCGCAGCCAAGGCGATCGACTTCCGCGGCCTCTACAAGAACGCCGGCGCCTGATCCCCGGCCCTGATACCCGACCACGGCTTCCCCAGCACAAGGACACCCCACCATGATCACCTACGTTCAAGACGGCGACACGCTCACGCTCGATCCGGGCGCCACCGTCGCATCCGGCACCGGCTTCCTGTTCGGCGCCGCGCTGTTCGGCGTGGCCGTTGTCGATGCCGTCAGCGGCACCGCCAGCGCGTTCCGCTGCGAAGGCGTCGTCACCATCGCCAAGACCAGCGCGCTGGCCATCTCGGTCGGCGACCGCCTGTTCTGGGATGCCACGAACAAGGTCGTCAACAAGACCACCACCGCGCAGCAGCAGGTCGGCATCGCCGTCGAAGCCGCCACGAACCCGAGCGGCACCGTGAAGATGCTGCTCGAGTCGGCCCTGCCGGTCGCGACCTGACCCGCCGCAAGCCCACGCCGCGAGCCCCCGCGCCATGTCCTTCGCCGATGTCGAAGCCCGCATGAACGCCAGCGTGTTCCGCACGCTGACGAATGCGAGCGCGGTCTACACCCCCGCGGTCGGTGATCCCGTCACCTTCCCGGTCGTGTTCGACCCCGCCGGCGGCCTCGTCGACGAGTTCGGCACCATCGCCCAGATGCCGCGCTTCACCATGCAGCCGGCCGAGCTGAGCAACCTCGAAGAGGGCATGGTGCTGAGCATCCGCAGCGCCAGCTACACCGTGCGCAGCGTGGTCCCGCTCGACGAGGGCGGCTGGCAGCGCGTCACGCTCGCGCGGGCAGCCTGACGGGGAGCCCGCTCGCCATGGCCCTCGCCGCTGCCCAGGTCATCGACGCCCTCGCCACCCGCCTCAGCGGCGCGACCGGCGCCGGCACCAGCGTCTTCACCAGCCGCGCCTGGCCGCTCGCCGAATCGAACTTGCCCGCCTGGCGCGTCACCGCCGGCAGCGAGGAAATTACCGGCGAAGGCCTGGGCGACCGCCTCGGCCAGCACCGGCTCGAAGTCAACGCCAGCGCCTACGTGCGCGCCGTGGCCGACCTCGATGACGCCATGCACGCCCTCGCCGTCGATGCGCTGCCCGCCCTGTTCGCCGCCCCCGTGCCCTACGGCCTCGAGCTGACCGGCATCGACCGCGCCATGGCCACCGCAGGCGAGGCCGCGGTAGGCGTCATCACGCTGCGCCTGCGCGCCCTGTACTTCACCGTCCCATCCGCCCCCGAAACCATTCTGTCGTCCTGACCGGAGCCATCACCATGTCCATCACCCTTGCCATCGGCACCACCGTCTCGATCGCGTCGACCTACGGCGCGTCGAAGACCATGAGCGCCGTCTCCAATGCCAACCCCGCCGTCGCCACGCTCGAAGCCTCGCATGGCGTCATCGTCGGTGACGTGATCCAGATCGTGTCGGGTTGGGACCTGCTGAACGGCCGCGTGTGCCGCATCTCGGCCGTGTCCACGAACGACGTGACGCTCGAAGGCGTCAGCACCACCGACACCAACATCTTCCCGGTCGGCAGCGGCATCGGCAGCGTCCGCGAGATCACCGCCTGGACCGAAATCACGCAGATCACGCGCGACTATCAGGTCAGCGGCGGCACGCAGAACTTCGCCGACACATCCACGCTGAAGAACCGCGACGACACCCGCATCCCGACCAGCCGCGCCCCATACGACGTGG